CGGAAGCTCGCCCACCGCGCGCTCGACCGCGGCATCGATGCGGCGGGTGACCTCGTCCATGTCGACGTCGCGGCCGGGCGTGCCCGGCTCGGCCGGCGGAAGCGCGCGTACCGCGCGCTCGACCGCTGCGTCGATGTGACGGGCGACCTCGTCCATGTCGACGTCGCGGCCGGGCGTGCCCGGCTCGGCCGGCGGAAGCGCGCATACCGCGCGCTCGACCGCTGCGTCGATGCGGCGGGTGACCTCGTCCATGTCGAGCTGGGGAGCAGGGCGAGCCAGCAGCGCCTCTATCTGCTTCTCATAGGCGGCGGTCGCGCGCTCCACCTCCTCGCGGACGATCGCGGCGATTTCGACTGCGAACACCGTCATATCAACCATGGGCGGCCCTCTTTTCGCGGAGTGCCCGGCGGACCGCCGCGGCTAGCGCCAGCGCATCGCGCTGCTCATTGTCGTTTGACGGACCGGCGCCGTCGGCCGGAGGCGCCGGTGGCGGAGCGGGCGGTGCCGGAGGCTCGAGCGGCTGCGCGTCGCGGCGCGCCAGCCATTCGAGGCTGTGATCCTGCTCCTGCAGATAGACCGTATCGCCACCGACCACGGGCTTTGCGCCAAGGCGCTTGCGCTGCTCATTGACCGTCAGCTTGCCCTTTGATTTCTCGAGCACATCCATCTGCGTCGAGCTGTCCATTCGGAGCAGGCCTTCGAGGTCGAACTCGGTCCCGATCGTTTCCCCGTCCATGCCCAGACCCTCGTCAAGGCATAGCTCGATGGCTTCGATGAGGACCTGGAGGGCCTGGCTGTAATACTCGACGTTGAGCGACTGGACGTTGTTGTTCGTCGGCATCTGGCCGAGCCCGATCTTGTACGGCGGCACATGATAGGTCGAGCAGACGATCTCGGCGCTCCATTTGAGCTGCTCGACCAGCTGGGCATCGACTGCCTTGACCGCCATCGATTCGAACTTGAGGCCGTCGCCGAGCACGGCGACCTTCCCGGCGTTCGCCCCGGAGAAGTTGTTGTCCCAGTATTCCTTGAGACGCGCCGCAGTTTCGTCGCTGATCTCGCCGGCGGCGGTCAGAATACCGCCTGGCCGGGAGCCATTCTGGAACAGCTTCGTACTGGCCGTCTGCATCGAATGGCCCTGCATGGCCGCGATCCCGTTGGCGAAGATCGGTGACAGGCCCACTAGCGGATGGAACATGCAGTTGAAGCGGTCGTGGATGATCTCGCGCGCGGGGACGAGCACACTGTCGGGGAGTCCCGAGAGATTGTCCGTCTGCAACTCGTAGTAGACTGAACCATCCGAGGCGACGAGCGGGGTCACCAGATCGGGATTGAGGACGTACATTCCCGAGACAATGCCACGGCCGTCTCTGCGCTTCAGGATGTAGGCGTTGCCGCGGCCGAGCTTCGACAACACCCAGCTCTCATAGAACTGGATGCGGTTCTGGAAATGGTTCGGTTTCCGCAGGACCGGCGAATAGGCCAGATTCTTCTTCTCGACCCAGATGCCATCGCTATCCTGCACGACCACCCGCGGCCGCAGCTTGGCGATGTCGGAAGCGATGAGGGTCTGGCAGGAGAAAACCGCGGGGTAAGCCAGGACCGTATCCTGGCTTACCTTGACGTCCTGCTGCCAGGCGCCCGGGTGGCTCTCGTAGATCGTGTGCCATCCCCCGCGCCATTGCTGCGGCGGAGACAGCGCCTTTTTGGCGCGGGTGATCTCGAGCCCGAAGATCTTCACGCTTCGGCGATCTTCTGGCGGAGGACATCTGCCTTCCACCCGTTGAACGGCGGCTTGCCGGTCTTCTCCTTGTACGCCTTGCGCAGCGCGGCGATTTCGTCGCCACCGCTCGGCGTCGGCGTCGGCGTCGGCGTCGGCGTCGGCGTCGGCGCGGGGGTGGGGGCAGGGGTAGGTGCGGGTGTCGGCGCCGGCGATGGGGCGGGCTTGGGCGCGGGTGTCGACTTGGCCGTGCTGGCCGCGTCATCGGTGCGCTCCGCCTTCTTCAGCGCGATCAGCACCCGGGCGTCTGTCCGGTTGCGCGGCTCGAACGTATCGCCCGCCTTCAATCGCCGCGTGGCGTACGTCATGGGCTTGAGCGCTTTCAGCATGTGCTCTCTCCGTCTCATAGAAAATGGGCGGAGCCCGGAGGCCCCGCCCACGATCATCCTTGGGCGATCAGCCTTACGGCGTCTCGACCTCGGGCGTGCCGTAATCGGCGTCGCCGACGTAGGCGACGGCCGACGCGCGGCGCTTGGCGAAGTTGAGCGGACGGACGACCTTCAGCGCCACCGATTCGGTCTGGAACATCGACACGACGCTGGCATTCGCCGTGGGCGTGTCGCTCGCGCCCGCCGGCGCGCTGTCCATCTCGATCGCCGCCTCGGTGGAGAGGGACACCTCCACACCGCGATCGCCGATCTTGTAGATGTCCGCCGGCTTGAGCAGGATGAGGTCGCCGGCGCCGACATTGCCGCCGCCGTGGAGCGGATCCCCCTTGAGCGTGCCGCCACCGGCGCTGATGCCCGGGAAAGCTTCCTGGCCCAGGGCGTTCTGCATGAGGCCCATCGACTTCGCCAGCGATTCGGTGGTCACATAATGCAGCCCCGACGCATTGTTCGCCGCAATGAAGGGCGCATAGAGCGCCTTGATGTCGGTGATCAGGCCGTCGACGTCATTGCCCGCGGTGTCGATCGCGGTCACGCCATTCAGGATGCCGGCCGGCGACACGCCGGCCACCGCCGCCGCATTGCTGAAGAAGGTGCTGTCCACCTTCTGAGCCGAGGCATCCACCAGCGCATCGCGCACCAGCTTCTCGGCCGCCGGCGAGCTGTCGCGCAGCAACTCCTTCGACACGACGGCAAGCGCGGCCACCTTGAGGGGGTCGAGCTTGACGTTGAAGAAGTCGGGCTTCGTCACCGGGATCGACTTGGACTGGCCGACCCAATAGGCCGTCGCCGCGCCGTCCTGGCCCTTGATAATGACGTTGGCCGGGACCTCGCGCAGCGGGAGCTTGTCGAACACCGTCCGCGCGTAGAGGTATTCGATGAAGTCGCCGGTGTAACGGCCATCGGCCGTCACGAGCTCCGCGCCCCATTCGCCGGTGTCCGTACCACCGCCGGCGACAGCTGCGCGGATGACCTGGACGAGCGTCGGGTTGCGATCGCTCCAGCGCTTCCGGGCGATGTCGAGCGCGGTGCCCACGCCGTCGAGACGCGCGAGGGTCTTCGCGATCACGAGCCGCGTGAACATCTGGCCCTCGAAGGCCTCGTCAGCATCGCCCTTGATGATGATAGCCGGGGCGACACCGCCGCGCGAACCCGCGCCCTCGGTCGTGGTCTTGCCGACGACGGTGACCGCAGACGACGCGACCGACTTCTCCATCGCGCGCAGACGCACGAGGTGCTTGTCGATCGCTTCGATATCGGCCTGATTGCCGTCGAAGGTTTCCTCCTGCTCGGCGTCGAGGGTCGAGCCCTCGCCGGCGGCCTTGGTCATGATGGCCTCGTTCGCAGCAACGAGCGCAGCGCGCTTCGTCTCGAACGCAGTGATCTGCTCCGCAATATTCATTGCTCTACCTTTCGATCTGGGATTGGGTCAGGCGCCGGCGCGGATGATCCGCCGCACGACGAAGGGTGCCTCCCGGTCGCGGGAAGGCGCGTCCAGCTTCACGACCCGTGCCGACTTGCCGGACGCGGCAGGCGCAGGAGCTTGCGGGATTTGGTATTCCGGGACGCCCTCGGCTTCCCGGTAGATGCGGTCGAAATGCTTGACCGCCGAGATGACAGCGTCGGGGTTCGCGGGGATGGTGACCGCCGAGAGCTCGAGCCAGTCCCATTCCTCGAAGTCGATGCCGCCGTTCTCGATGAACGACCACTTGATCGGGTTGAAGCCGATCGATGTCGCGCGGACGAGCTTCATCTTGAGGGACTGCCAGGCCTCGTCCAGGCGATCCTTCAGGGTGCCGGGCTCGTCGGTCTGGGCGATCTCCGCCTTGAACTTGATGCCCGACGCCTTGATGTCGACGTCCACGACATGGCCCACCGGCTTGTCGTGCTTGTGCTGCCACAGGAATGGGATCGGGAGCGAGTAGTTCGCGCCCTTCGGGTTCACCCGATCCTGCATCCGGTCCGGTGCCGGGGTCGTCGCGGTCCCTTCGAGAATCCGCTTGGCGTCGTCGATCGACTTCACCTCGATGAAGGAATAGGCGCGGTTGAGCATGCTTGGCCTCCTCAGCCCATGATCATCATCTGGAATTTCTTCTCGCCGGCCGCGGACGGGTTCCGGCTCATCAGGACGACGGCGTCGAACCCGGCGATAAGCGGATCGATCTTGGCCTTGCCGGAAACTTGTTTGGTGATGAGAACCGCATTGCCGCGCGGCTCGGCCTTCGCGTTGCCGACGCACCAGGCCATCATCTCCTGGCCCGCATGAAGCAGTGTTCCGTCTTTCAGCTTGCGCTCGGTTCCCCAAACCGCACCGGACAGCCGGAAACCCTGTGGAATCGCGACCATCTGGTCAGGCGTGAAACCGCGGCCGGCCAGCTCATTCACAAGCGCAGTGACGCCGGCGGGGTCGAGGCCGATAGCGCCAGCCGCTGGGAATAGGTTTCGTTCCTTCACCCGCTCGAGCAGGTCCGCGATCTCGACCAGATCCTGCGTAGGCGTCTCGCACTTGATCAGCGTCTTCGCCTTGACGAAATCACCGAGCCGCGAGGCGATATCCTTCCGTCGCTCGAAGACGTCGAGCTGGGCCCACGCGCGGTTCCACATCAGCCAGATACGAGGATCTATGCGGAGGCGACCTATGAGCCCTAGGCCGAGCAGGTCGTCGAGCCCGCCGCCATCGATGCCGGCGCAAACAACCTCCACAATATCCAGGAACTGCTCGAACGAGCCGTCCCACAATTCAGCCGGTGCGGTGGCTCCTTGCCAGTAGAGGGCGCCGACCCAGGCATCATGCCGGAGGCCGACGCCGATCTCCACGTTGAGGTGCTTGGCGTAGAACACCTGCTTCGTGCCGTCTTCGGCGTTGTCGACCTGCCGGAACTCGCTTTCGAGCCACTTCTGGCTGACCGACCTCCCCAGATTCGGGTTGGTGATGTAGAAGTTCTTCGGGTCGAGATGCTCGCCCGCCTTGAGCATCTCTGGCGGATACTCATACAGGACCGGCAAAAATTCCGGGTCGTCGATCACACCGTCGCGGACGTCGCGCGCGTAAGCGAGGATCTCCTTGAACACGCCAGCCGGTGGCTCGTCCGATTGCGTGGTGAGGTAGAGCGTGTAGCCCTCCGGTCGCGCTACCTGTCCGCCTGCTGCTTCGCGCAGCATCGCGTCCGCGCCAACCTTCTTCCCGAATAACCAGAGCTCGTCGACGAGCACCCGGCTGGCCTTCTTGCCGGACACCGTTGCGCTGTCGGCCGCGACAACCTTCAGCGTCGCCTTGGTGACCCGATTGGTTATGAGCCGCAGATGTTCCTGGATATGCAGGAGTTCGTTGAGCTCTTCATCGTTGCGGATCATGTCGCAGGCTGGCTTGAAGCTGTTTCCCGCGACCTCAATCGTAGGAGCGAGAATCAGATTTTCGTCCGACGGGCGCCACCCGCAGATCAATTCAGTGAGCATGATGCCGGCGGCGATCGTGCTCTTCGTGTTCTTCTTCGAAACGAGGAGCAGACCCTTCCGGATTTTCTGCTCACCAGTCTCAGGGTCGTATGCGCCAAATATCGCCGCGGCGAAATCTAGCAGCCACTCATCGGCGGAATCGCCGATCGTCCAATAGTCGTCGGTGGCAGGGTTGATGCCGAGGTCGACGATCTTGAGCGATGTGAATACCGCCATCTTCGCCTCCGCCGAAGCGGGGAAGAGCGGTGAGAATGGGATTAGCGATCGGCGCTCCCGGATCCGGCGCTTCCAGTCCAGGCACGCCGTCGACCAGGTCGACACGGTCAGGTCTGCGCGGTGGCCCCACCGGGGCCATGCCCGGCCGCCATCCAGATCAGATCATACGCGCGCAGCGCGCGATCTCGATTCGCGACCTCGAAGTACGCATGATCGACATCCCACACTTGAGGACGGCGACCCACCACCGCGCGCTCCGTCAGGTCCGGCGTCACGAACGAGATCGCTGACCGTGAGCGCCCGGAGGCCATGAGGAGGCGCTCGCAATGGGAACGACACATATGGTTCGGGACGAGATACCAAGCGCCGTCTGGCAGATCGGCGAGCTGCCTCGTCGTCCTGCCCGATCCTCGATTGGACATAGCGGCTACCCCCTATTTTACAGATTTCAGCTTCGGCGGACCGAGCGCTTGAAACCGCGGCGCGCCGCCGATCGCCTTCGCGCGCTCCTGCTGCGCCGCCTTCTTGCCCTGTGGCGCGGACGCCTCGTTGATCGTCTTCAGGGCAAGTGCGAGCGTCTTCAGCGTGTTGGCTCGGGTGGGCAAGCTCACCGCGCGCATCATGGCGTCGCGCTTCGCGTCATCATCGTCGTCGTCGGTGGCCTCGATGATCAGGTCTTCGAGTTCGCCCCGACGGCTGGTGGTTACGTGCAGTTCGTCCAGCATTCGGGCGACGAGGGACCGCCCTTCATCGGCGATCTCGGCCGGGTCAGCAGCGGGTTCCTTCTCGGGCGGCACCGACGGAACGGGGACACGTTCGGGTTCGCGCCGCTTCTTGCTGCGAACCTGTCGCTCCCAGTTGGCCGCCTTCGCACGTTTGCGAATAGCTGTGTCCGAGATCTCGTGCCGATCAGCTATTTCTCTGATCGAATCTTCGCCTGCCAAGTATTCGAGCTCGATCCGAGCCCAGTCGATAGTCGATCGCGATTTCGCCAAGGGGACCTCCGACCCCGACGAAAGTTCGCACCCACGAACACCCACCAGGAAAAATTCTCCGCGTGGCAGCGGGGCCGGTCTAGGGGGACCGGGCTGGCCTTGAGATGGACCCGCCCCCCTGGGGTCAGGCGAGACCGGCGCGCTCCTCGAGCTGCTTATGCTTGTCGTGGCAGGGTGACTTCCGGAGCGTCCACAGGTTGCGCTCATCCCAGAACAGGGCTGGATCACCACGATGCGGCCTGCGATGATCCGCTACGAGCAAGGAAGTGTCGGCCTCCATGATGCCGCAGCCGCACTGGCAGGTGAACATGTCACGCTTGAGGATCTTCATGCGCAGCTTCTGCCAGCGCGATGTGCTGTACCATTTGCGCCAAGGGGCGAACGTCGCACGATTGGCCTCAGCCGTGCGGCTGGGGGCGTCCACATAGTTGAGCGCCGGTGGCAAGGACGACAGCAGGCTTGGCAAGGTCTTCAGCCGTCCCATAGGTCCTCCTGACGTCAGCCTCGCACTACCGCTCGCAGCTCGGCGGCTAGGTCTTCTATGCGCGCCGCCCTCGCAGATGCCTCGGCGTGCGTCGCGGGCGGGTCCATGAAGTCGAAGGCGAGGTCGTGCACGTCGCGGGCAATGCGCTCCAGGCGCTGCGCTGTGCTCAAATAGGGTTCCGGTCCTGCGGCCATCCTCACCCCCGACGACCGGATCGACGGCCGAGTTCGCTATCTCTCGGCGACTTCGAACTCTGCTAAGAGTGATCGATGTTCCGCTGCCCAACGGCGTAGATCAGCCGGTCGGTAAACCCGACTCCGACGGCGAGGAAGGCGTCTAGCTATGGGACCATTCCCGGTTTTCAGAATGGCAAAGAACTGGTCCAACGTCAGACCGAGGAAGGATGCGGCCTCGGTTGCACCCATGGCTGGGCTCACGATCGCAGCTTGGGGTAGCTGCAGGCCAGTTGCGGCAATGCTTTGGCGGATGCGGGTCGCTAGACCGCATCGATTATACTCTGGGACGAAAAGTTCGATGTACCGCTGTTCGGTTTGATCGAGCTGCTCCAGCCCGCAGAGTATAGCGGATACTCCATCGAACTGCTTACGACCCTCCGCGATGTGGTCGCTGATACGGCGCCGCATGTCTCGCGCTTGGCCGACGTAGACCACCACGTCGCCGCGATGGAGGAAATAGATGCCCGGTCGCGCAAATGATGCATCGAGTGAAGGAAAGTGGACGCGCTGCAACTGGGTCGGCATAGGAATGTCAGCCATGCGATGCTCCAACATCGTTCTGGTCAGGGCCGGGAGGCTGCTCCAACAGCTTCTCGGCCCGCTCTCAAGGCAACCCTACGGAGTCCCGGTGCAGCGCGATCGCGCCGCTTCCTCGGTCCCCACCCAGCGGCGCATGGCACGCATGTCCAAGATCAACCGCGCATCCGCTCACGCTCTGGCGGGCTGCACTTCGTCCTGTACATCATGCGGATTCAGCCGCCAAGCCTCTATCTCCATGACGATCTTGCCGAACGCGACCAGCGCCGACTTGCCCTTGCTCTCCACGACCGTGCCGGACATGCCGGCGAGCGCAGGCATCTCAGCGATATCGACGGCTGCGCCGATCCGGAACTGACGGTGGACCGCCCGAAGCGCCTTGCGCCGGGCGTGCTCGGTCTTCTGGGCGGCCGCACGAGCCCGCCTGCGGGCTTCGCGAGTATCATACTGGCGCTGGAGCTCCAACGCCTCCTGCGCCATCCTTTCCGCGAGTTGCAACCCGACGATAGCTGCTGCGCTCACCAACGGTATGCGATTTCCCCAATGGAAGATCGAAAAGGTGGGACCCGAACGCGCAGGATCGCGCGCGGCTGCGGCAAGCGCTTGGAGGTGATGGGAGCGCGCAAACACGAATGTCGGAAGGATAGGGCCGTCGACTTCACGCTTCTCGTCCGAACCGCGGCGCACTAGCTTCATCGTCGTCTGCACCGGAGTCCATACATCGTACCCATCACTCTGCAGCGATCGGAGAAGCGGAAGCGTCCTTGCGCCGCTGGTGCGCAGAATGCACCACATCCCCTCGATCTCTTTTGCCTGCCCGCTCATTGCCGCCTCGCTCCACCCCAAATGTACACTGCGTTCTTCGTTTGTGCCATCACTCCGGCCGGATCCTGTCCGCGGCCGCGCCGCTCAGGCCGTGCTTGGCCATGATCTCGTCCACATCCTCTGGCGTTAGCGGGTCTGCAGCGAGCTCGGCGCGCCGCGCGTCTGCTCGTTCCGCCGCCTCGGCGAGCTTCCTCAGCCTGAAGGCCCTTGCCACCCTCGCGTGCATCAGCGGCGCGGTGAAGGTTCGCAGCTCACCGGCCGATCGCGGGAAGAACCGCCGGCCGGGGACGTTGCAGTAAGCCCGACAGGCCGCCTGCAAGATGTCGAGAGGTACGTCGGCGAGATGCGCCCGGAGCATTTGAAAGCTCGCGTCCGCTTCATCAACGTGTTCCGGGACAATGATCGTCGCGCAACGCAGCCTCATCAGCACGGCGTGCCGATCTTCAATCCTGCTCGGCTCCATTGCGCGCTGGTGCAACTCGGCAGCTTCGCGCAGCCCCCGTGCAGCGCCGGGGGGGACTGGGAAGCCGTAACCGCTCGGGAAGCTTGCGTCCAACTCTCGCAGGTCAACCCAGGCCGGGATCGCCGCCGCCAACATATCGTTCGAGAAGCTCGTCGCGGAAGCCACGTTGGCCGCCGCGGCCTCCACCAGATCTTGCCCTGCCACCTGTTCCATCACGCCGATCCTGCTCGATCACCCAGTTCGCCCATGCCGCCTGCCAGTCCCGCTTCCGGGCGTTCGGTCCGTTCGCGGCGTGCCAGTGGTTGCGGAAGCTTTCGATCGCGCGCCGTTCCCAGTCCTCGCCGCGGTGAGCGATGATCCCTTGGGCGACGGTGCCAGGGCTGAACGGGATTGGCTGCCAATCGTTCGCCAGCCGGCTCGCCTCGTGTGTGCGCGCCTTCCCGCCTGTCCGCGGGGTGGGGGTTAATTTTTGGGGGTTTGGGGGGCTTTTATTGGGGGAGGGGTCCGGCGTGACGTCGGGCGTCACTCCCTCGTCACTGGCGTCACATGTGACGCCTTGAGACGCCGCGTGACGCTCCCTCCAACGCCGTGTCCGCAATGCACCGGCCGACGGGGCAAGCGCCGCCTCGACCTGCGCGTCAGCCTTTGCCTGCGCCGCTGCGAGCGCCATCGCCACCTCGGCGACCAAAGCTGCTGGGGTGCCGCTTTCGATCAGGCGCTCGATCAGATCGGCGCTCATTTCGCGTTGATCCGAAGGTCGATGGACGGCCGCATGTTAGGAAACGCCAGATACAGACAGGCGTCCCACGCCTCGCGTACACAGACCATCACGTTCGCGTGAATTTCCGACCCTGTGAACCGCAGTACCGTTAGCCCTTGAAGGGTCAGGTCGCGATCCCTGGCACGATCCCTTTTTGCTTGGGCCTTGGTACGTTCGTGGAAATCATGGCCGTCACATTCGACGACGACATCACCGATATGCTTGCGGTCATTCGAGACCCGCAGCAGGAAATCGACGCGGTATCGACCGATCTGGCTCTGTTGTTCTACATCGACAGTGCAGAAGCTCTGGAAGCCTACGCGATCGAAATCTTCTCCTGCGAAGCGCAATACCGGCAGCGTGTAGCTGAAGCCGACTAGTCCGAGCAGGAACATCCGCTCGATGGGACTTTCCGATTTACACGGAAGGCCTTGATCGAGGCGCTCGCTGATCCAAGACGGTATGTTCGTGCTGAAGTCGTGAACAATGGCGTCATACGCAATTTGGTCGCTCATCTGGTGCGCTTCCCCAGGGTGAAGGGCAGCCGCATGTCGTCAGGCAGGACCCACAGGTGATACATGTCCGCGGCATCCACGAGCTCGGCGCGCGGCGGCTGAACCTCGACGGCGGTTCGCTCGGTGCCGAACAGCTCGTCCTTGATCCGCTGCATGTCGCGCCACGGGGGCTCAAGGCTCGACGCCGAGCGGACGGCCAGATGCTGCACGGTGCCCCAGGCGCATGCGACCGGGCGGACCAGCACAACGTAGAGGTCGTTCTTGAACACCTCGCGGATCTGCGCGCACCAGCCGGACGGGTCGGTGCCGGGAAGGCCTGCCGGCATTGCGGTCCGCTCCCATTCGCCCCAGCGGCCCGTCTTGATCGCGCGCTGCTCCAGTCGGACGGCATGACGGCGCTGCGCACGGGACCCGCCCTGACGCTGCATCGTCATACGAACAACCCCGTCTGGGCGTCGTAGCGATCGACACGCCGCGTCTTTGCCGACGCGTCATATTCTGCGAAAGGCACCGTCTTCCACAGGAAGCGGTTGACCCAACGCTGGACCTGCTTGAGCCTGTGGGCCGTCCAGTCGTGCCGGACCCACGGTTCCTTGAACTCAGCGACCAGCTTGATCTCCGGCTGGACATAGGGCTCAGCGCCCGCGTCAAGCACCCGCTGGATCCGCTCCATGCATAGGTCGAACGGCTCCCGGCCAATCATCACGTAGGGTCGGATTTTCTTGGGCGGGACCCCGCGCCGCCTTAGAAGCCCAATGACGCGCGCAACCTCGTCCATCTCGCCGGTCTCGTCCGCGCCGAAGCGCCACGGTCCGTCGTTGATGCGGCTCCACAGGTCGAAGGTCTCGCCGTCGAACCGGCTCGGTCCGAAGCCACTATTCGCGTCGAGAAGGGGCACGCCATGGCCGAGGTAGCGGTCGACGATATACCGCTGATACTCCATGCTCAGCGCGGACAGATTGTCGTCGACAAGCACAGGGCGAGGGGTGAAGTCCGGCATCGGCACCAATTCGCGCCCGTCCATGCGGGGTACGATACACCAGGCGCACCCTTCATCGCAGCCGCGGCTGGCGCGGGTCGCCATCGGGTTATGACGAAACAATGCCTCAGGCACCTCGCCGCCGAGCTCGGCGATATTGCCCATCCGCGCCTTGGACTTCGGATGCCAGAGGCCCGGGCCGCCGGCGCGGACACGATATCCCGCCGCGTTGAACCAACAGGCTCGCGAAAAGGCTGTAGGGACGTTCCAAGTGAAGGCGACAGACAGGAAGGCGGTGTCGCCCTCGGTCCATTCGGCATAGCCACCCGACCATGCGCCGACGGTGAATGCGCGGGTCATTCGAGCACCTCGGGCGGCTCGGGGAAAAATCGCTCCTTGTCCGCGGCGAACTGGGCCGCGGCTTCCGCGAAGACCTGCTTCCGAGCGTCTCGGCGCCGCTTGCGCGCGGCACTCTCTTCCTCAGGCGTTCGGCAATAGGCGTGGATGTAGCCCACGCCTCTGGGGTTGTAGACGCGCGGTCCAACCTTCCCACAACGCGCACAGTGACGGCTCTCGTGGCCCCAGGGCAACCGCTTCATGCTGCCACCCCGCTCGAGCGATCGAGAAGCATCTCCTGCAGCATGGCCGGCGCCATGGGCAGCCGCGGCATCACCTCAGCTGCGAACCACGCCTCGTCCTCGCCCAGCCAGGCGAACGCCATGCGGCGCGCGGTCGCTTCGGTCAGGAGCCCAATCGTCTCGCGCCGGTCGATGCGGCCGGGGCGCAACAGGGCGGGGTCAAGGCGGTCCGCATGGTTGCTGGTGACCACAAGGATGCGGTTCTCGCGACTGGCCATGCCGTCGACGGCGTTGAGCAGCCCCGCGAGCGTGACGGATTCCTCTGGCTTCACGGCCAGCTCGGTGCCGGAGGTGGGCGCGGAGCGGTCGTGCGATATGCGTGCGCTGTCGATATCCTCGATCACGACCAGCGCGCCGGGCTCCGCCGTACAGAAAGCACTGAGCAGACCGGTGTCGCCCCCGGCCGTGTTGAGGTTGATCAGATACACCGGGCGCCGGGCCATACCCGCGAGGACGAACGCCAGCGTCGTCTTGCCGGTGCCGGGCGGCCCTTCGAAGAGGTATCCGCGGCGCCATGGCGTCCCGCGCCGTCGATATCGCTCCTGCGCGCCGAGGAAGCGCGTCAGGTCGTTGACGATGTGCTCGGCCTGCTCCTCGGGCAGGAACAGCGTGTCGATCGAGCGGATCGGCTTGTAGTCCGCCGTCAGCCAGCCGCCCTTGTCCCACACGTTGACCCGCACGGACGGCACGTCGAGATGAACGCGCTCGGCGCGCAGCATCAGCGCGCGCAGGCCGTCCTGCTTCGGGCCGAAGCTGCGCAGCGTGAACGATTCCAGCCGCTTGCGGGCCATCCCTTTGTTGCCGTCTTCAATGTGGCGGTGGAGCAGGAACCATTGGCCGTGGTCGCGGAACAGGTGCCAGCCCTGGCCGAATGACGCGCGCCATGTCCATTGCTGGGTCTCATAGTCGTACATCTCCACCATCCGCAGCCAGCGGGCGCGGCGCACGAACGGCGAGTCCGCCAGATAGATGCAGAGGCGGTCGAACAGCGGATCGTCGTTGTCGAGCACCAGCGTGACGCTCAGGTGGCGCTTGAGCCATTCCCAGGCGGCGACCGGCACCTGGCGCGCGCTGTAGAGCAGCGCGGATACGCCAGCGCCGCCGGCGATGCCCGCGAAGACCGGGTTGCTGGCGAGTTCGATAAGCCAGGCGATCACCAGCATGCTCCCATTCGATGGTCGGTTTCGTCGGCAGAGCTCCAGAATGTGGAGCGATAGGCTTTCGCCGCGGCGGCGGCGCTGAACGTGCAGGGGAACGTCTCGATCGCGATAACCAGCACGCGCCCAGCGGCACTGATCATGCGCCAGGTAAACCCGTTCTGATTAGGGATGACCTCGATCATCGCGCCGGAATCCCGAGCATCCAGCAGCAGAGCGCCGCGGCGATCCCGCACAGCATCGCCATGCTGATCGTATAGGAGAGGTGGGCGAGCTTCCTCATTGCGGCGCATCCTTGGCGGGCTCGGCGCTGGGCGAGCGAAGGGGGATGGGGACGGCTTGGCCGCTGGCGATGTTGATGAAGGCGCCGGCGTGGCCGATCGAGCCGCGCCCGAGCAGCTCGAACAGGAGCGCCAGCGCGTGACTCGCCACGACGCGGTTCACGAACAGGGATTGCCGCTCGAGCGCTTCGGCCACCGAGCAGGACGGCGCATCGGCTTCGGCGAAGCTCTCGTCGGCGAGCTCAGGGAAATACTCGAGCACCGTTGGCAGGCGGCGATCGTCCTTGGCGCCCAGGCGCTCCGGGCAGCCGATCAGGAACTGGCCGTCGGTCGCGCGGTTGCCGAGGTCGAGCCAGTAACGCGGACGCGCGCCCCGCGAGGCGATCGCGCCGCCCAGCGCTCGCCGGGCGGACGCCGTGTCGACGCAGGAGATGAGGATGTGGAAACCACCTAGGTCGATCGCGTCGGGCGCTCGCCCATGTACGGCGCGCCAGTCCAGGCCGTGCGCGAGATTGACCCGCTCCGTCAGCGTGCGCGCCTTCGAGCTGCCCAGATCGCAGCGATAGAATGGCTGGCGGCCGAGGTTCGCCTCGCTGACGGTGTCGTCATCGACGACAGTGACGGCCAGCGATCGCGAGGAGATCGCGCGCAGCGCGCTGTCGAGCGACGCGAGGCCCATGAGCATCTGGGCGCCGTTCCCACCGCACCCGACGAGCAGCACGTTGATGCGGCCCTCTTCGAACTGCGCGGGCAGGAAATGGCGTGAGGGCGCGTCAGGCATCGTCTTCTCCGTCGAACGGACTGCGCGGCATGGGCAGGAACATTCCGCCGGCGCACAGGCGCATGGCGATCTCGGCGCCGTCGGGATGGCCCAGCCGGCCGACGACGAGCGCGATCTTGGTCGAATGCGCGTCATCGGCGTCGTCGGTGCTGCTGAAGAAGGCGGTGCCGCCCCCATGGCTGTGGATGTCGCAGACGACGTGCCAATTTCCGGGCAGAGCCGGGGTGCGATAAACCAGCCGCGACGGGGTCGCATGGTCGATCTCGGGATAGATCACATCGAACTCGCGCGTCAGCGAGTTCCACACGACGAACGCCGCCGCCTCGTTGGGCAGCGCGGCCATGAAATGCTCGAGGACCCGATCGAGATGCGCGCTGGGGATCAGGCCGCAGCGCAGCGCGGCGTGGGGCGCACCGGTCACGCCATAGGGCAGATAGGCGGCGAGCGGCCGGGCAATCAGGGCGTCGAGCTGCAGCCAGGGCCGGCGCAGGATCAGCATCACCCCGTCCGATCCAACGGCGAGGCCCTGGCCGGACGCCGCCGCGCGCAGCGCATCGATGGCGGGCGATCGCCCGCTGGGTGGCACCGCGTAGCAGGGGACCACGGACAGGACGGCCGCGGCGGTGGGATCGTCGGCGAGGATGCTCATGCGCGTGCACTCCCGGCGATCAGTTGGCCCACGGTGATCGGTGCAGCCTCGGCGCGGGCCTGTTGCCGGCCATTCCCCGCTGTGAAGGGCTTGAGGCGCTTGACGGGGAAGCGCTGCGCCCCACGCGCGGCGAGATCATCCCACAGGCGGACCAGCCCGCCCTTGCCGTTGACGGTCAGCTCCTGCCCCGGGTTCTCGTGGGTCGACCAGGAATCGAACACCGCGTCCTGGAACTCCTCCATCGATGCCGGCGCGATCGTTTTGGGGCGGCGGATGTTGCCCCAGCAGAGCTGGCCATCGATGAAGATGTTCAGGATCGGCGAGTAGAGGACGGGCGTGTCCGCCACCGGTCGGCGGTTCTCTGGCAGCGCATAGACACCGAGCCCGGACCTGGTCGCGATGAACAGGTGCGCTGGGTAGGGGAGGCGCACGCTGGTCCGCTCGGCCAGACGCTTCAGGCCCTTGGGCGGGGTCGAGAGCGCGAAATAGGCGGTCCGAACCTGCTCTGGCACCCACCAGGCGAGCATGTCGTTGTGCGACACGAGGACATTGGCGGGCAGGATCTCCGGCGCGATCGTCCGGCCGAGCGCATCCGCCCATTGGCGCAGGTGCGCATGCGTCAGCGACGCGCCCGCGGCGATGACGGGCTGCCCGTCGACCATCTCCACGCCGTGGATACTGGCGAACGCGTGCGCGCCGTCCCGCGGCGGTCCGAGCTTGGCATCGCTTTTGTAGAGCAGGATCGCGTCGGTCAGCACCAGACCGCCCGCGGTCGCTTCGAATTGCGTGGTGTGCTTCATGAGCGCGCCTCCGGCTTGGCCGGGTCAAAGCCGATGAGATCCTGCGCGGCGAGCAGAACTTCCGCGCCGAGCTTCAGCGATGCGAGCCAGGCGTCGACCCGGTCCGCGTCAGGCACGGCGTAGAAGCCGGCGAGGTCCATGAAGCCCAATTCCATGCCGTGGCGGCCGACGTCGTCGAGCTCACGCGCGAACTCGTCGGCAGGCACGAGGGTCATGGGCGGCAGCGTTGCGCAGTCCTGGATGTCAGGCAGGTATTCGCACGCCAGAGCGAAATCGAAGTACCAGCTGTTGCTGTCGTGGCCGAAGCGCTGGAGGGCCTTGTGCGCGTCGCGCAGCCGTTTGAGCCGAACACGGAGGCTGGCAGGCATATCCTTCAGGGGGGCGCTCTTAGCGACCATGTAGTCCGGCCGTCGCGCGTTCATCGCCGACGGGAGCATCTCGGGCAGGTCGGGATCGTCCGGGTCCGCGCCGCGATACTCGATCAGGGCATGGCGCGCGCCTTCGTCGTCGGTCGCGCCGTCCCAATAGCACATCGAGATTTCTTCGAGGAGGTCGCCATAGCCGAAGATCGGGAGCGCGATCGAAAGCGTCTCCTCCAGCGCGCGATAGGCGGCGGCACGCCATCCGACCGGCGCGACCTCGCCCAAAGCCGTGTGCTGCAGCACGCTGGTCTTTTCGATCCAGCCAAGGTCGAGCTGACCGACGCTGTCGCAGATCACAGCAAACGCGGGCGGGTTGTCTCCTTCACCGTGAAGCACCACGACACGCAGTTCCGCGAGCTCGATCGGCTTGAGGATATCGATCACGGCGGCGTTGAATACGCGCTCGATATGCCGGCGCGCTTCGGATCGCTTGAAGCGGCGCGTCGAATCTTGCCGCTCCGCGATCCACCGGCCCAGCAGCTGGTGATGCGGTGCAAGCGGGGCGTCGAACTCCACGGGCACATCGTGCCCGATGACGACCGCGCGCCCGGCAAGATCAGCCGAGGGGCGCGAGGCGAAGGCCGGGAGGTGGCTGGAGCGGCTCGCGATCCCTGCCTTGCGGCGCGGCGCAGAGGCGCGCGTGGAGCGCTTGGTCCGGCTCGCTGCAGGTGGGAAGGGTGCTGGTTGTGTCGCCATCGAGGTCGATCCATTCGAGAAGTGTCTTGCGGGGAGCGGGCGGGATGGCCGCGCGCGGATGCCGCGCCATGATCAGCCCTTGGTGCCGACCGCGCGGCGATACTCCATGACGTGCACGCCGTTGGAGACGCCGGCATCGACCAGCTCGGCGTTGAGGATCGCCGGGTACAGCGTGGCGTGGTAGGCTCGCAGGCCCTGCGGGTCCCCGCTGAGATGCGGCGGCACTGCGAGTTCGATGCCGTCGTAGCGGTAGACTTGGGTCAGGTGGTTGATCTGCATGTCGGAACTCCGGTGTGATGGGCGAGGGGCGTCAGCCCCAGAGGCTGGCAGGCTCATTCGGCTCGGCTGCGGGTGCCGGTATGCTCGGGGTCGCGGCGTTCGCAGCTACCGCGGCTGCGCGCGCTGCCTTGGCGGGTTCTGCTTTCGGCTTCGCCGGTGCCACCTTAGTCTTCGCCGCCTCGGTGGCCGCGCGCTGCTCGGCGATCTGATCGGCGAGCGACTTGCGCTGCGCGATGAGCTGCCCGAGCGCGCCTTCCTCACCGAGAGCGAGTTCGGCGTCGATCTCCGCCGCGGTGGCGGTGATCGAGATCGGGCGGACCTCGTCCCCCTTGGGATCCTGCTTTGCGCCCGCGACCTTGCGGGGGATGATGGTCAGCGTGACCGTATCGCCGGCACCGGCGACGAGATCGAATCCGAGCGAATAGCGGGACAACAGGGGGAGCAGGCTGGTGATCAGCATGGCGGTCAGTCCTTTTTCGATTGAGCCGGGCCCGACGGCGCCGGGCCATACTTGCCGTCGAGGGTCATCGCGCTGGGCAGGCGACCGGCCCATTCGAACCCGGTTGCGTTGAGCATTCCCGCGATGATCCCGTCCTTCGCGGACTTCAGGAGCTTGGCGAACGGCTTCTCGCCCATGTGCGTGACGAGGCCCGCTTCCTGCGCGATGCCCTTGAGCTCCGCCGCGTTGAAATGCTCGAGGAATGCCTTGTCGACCTGCCAGGAATCGCGCAGATCGATCTCGAAGGCGGCTGCGAGATCCGCGACGTGCCCGAATGTCCGCACGTCCCTCGCATAGGCCGTCGCGATCGCGGTGAGCACGCCGGCGGCCGCCTCGTCCGACAACCCACGGATCGCCCCGATCTTCCCGGCATAGGTCAGCGTATCGAAGGTGGCCCCGGCCAGCGCGCCGGCGCGAGCGGTCAGCGTCTCCGGGCGGATGTGCGTCAGCGTGCCGGTCAGCGCGGCCACCCGGATCACGGTTTCCGCGTGTGCGGTGTTGCTGAACAGGTCGCGGGCCAGCGCGGTCCGCCAGGCGGCCTCGCGCAACGGCGTGGCGCGTGCGGCCAGCGTCTTCGCGGTAACCGGCGCATTGACGGCCGCCGGCTGTGGAGAAGCGCTCCCCTGGCCCGGCGATGAGCCAAGGGAGCTATCCGGGGTACTCGGATGAGCGACGCTCGGCACCGCCGCCGAGCTGTTCTCACCACCCGCCGCTCCGGAATCGGTGGCAGTCTCTTTCTGCTTGGCGTCGGCCGCCTCGGTCTTCAGCTGGAAGCAGCCGGGGTTCGTGCAGTGCCCGTCGTCGACATGCGTGTCGAACAGCGCGCGCTGTGATGCCGAGTTGAACGGGCACGTCGTGCATTCGCCTTTGTCGAAGATGGCGTTTGCCAGCGTCTGCGTGACACGCATCAGCAGCTCGCGAGTCTTCCCGACGTCGAGGTTGAAGGCCAGGATGTTCTCGAGAGCCTTGGCCTGCTTGTCGAACGGCACAGCGGCGAGCAGCTCGGCGTGGCCCAGCTTGATGCGGCGCTCGTCAAGCGCACCCTTCACCGGGAGGTCGAGGCCGGCCAGCGCCAGGCGCCGCTCGAGCTTGGATTTCGACCAGCCCAGCCGCTTCGCCGCCTCAACACGATCGTCTTTGCAGGCTGCGAGGACGCGTACTGCGGCGTCGGCCTGCTCGGTCTCCGAAGCGTCCTCGCGGATATCGTTCTCGTCGATCGCCGCCTCGAGCGCTTCCTGATCGCTCATGCGGCGGATACGGACGGGGACCTCACCCTCGGGCCCGAACGCTTCGAGCGCTGCCTTGTACCGGCGCTCACCGGCGACGATCACGAACGCATCGTCGCCATCGGTTGCCGGGCGCAACAGGATCGGCTGCAGCAACCCGCGCAGGCGGATCGAGCCGACCAGCTCCTCATGCTTTTGCCGATCGAAGTAGCGGCGAGGGTTTTCGCCCGGCCGCACCTTGGAGAGCGGAAGGGTGTCGGGGAAAGACGGTTCGGGAGCATCCATAGCTCTCTCCTCGGTCATATGGGGGGAATGGCTCACGAGCGTGGTTCCGCAGCCGCGGCGCGGATGCCCAGGCATTCGGCATGGTGCTGGCGACCGTCGCCCGTTCCGTGTGGGCAATAGCCGAACCCCAGGCGCTTGCCGCAGGTAGCGCAGGGCTGAAACATCCGCTTGAGATTGCGCGCGAGGCTGAAGCGCACCCTCCAGTGATGAACATGCCAGCGCGGGTGACGCCACCACGGCCGGTGGTGCCGATGCAGCGCGGACGCGATCGACAGCACGAAGCTCTCGGGATCGTCGCTTGTCTGGAGGTTGTCGGTCTCGTTGAGGGCGAGGTTGGTCGCGATCTTCATCGTCGCGGCGTAGCGGGACCGAACGAACCAGCGGCCGTCGCAGTTCAGTTGCCAGCGGCGAAGATGTTCCAGTCGCATCGCGACCATCAGGCAGGCGGCGAGACAATCGGCCGGCGTCATGCGCTTCCAGCCGGTGCTATAGCCGGCGAGCTGGTGCACGGCGCGAGCGAAAGCGTTGCGGAGCGCCTGCACCTCACCAGCATCGGCGAGGATATCGCGCACGGCCTGGGCGTATTCGTGCGGCCGCCGGTCGAACCAGCCGCAGCTGTCATCGCGGCGCTGTCCTTCCACGCGGCGCTCCGGATCGACGTGCCAGATGTCGATGCCGATCCACGGGCTCAGTGCGTAGATCGCTCGACAGATGCTCCAGGGCTTCGGGTGCCCGCGCAGCGAGGTTCCGCCCTTGGGATAGGGCGGGAAGCTGAAGGCGAGCCCGCAGGGGTCATATCCCATTGGACGGGCTCCGGTTGGGGTTGGGATAGAGGGGGGCGGCGCACCAGCGGGCGAGATCAATGTCGAACCGGCCGCGACGCGAGCTCTCGACCGTGATCTTGCCGGCAACGCCAGTCTGCGCGCGCGAGCGGCGCAGCCGCAGCGCATGCCCGGGCGCCAGTTCGACGTTGCGCCATTCCGCGGGCATCAGCCTTGGCCTCCAGCCGCGGCGATGCGGCGTTCGATTGCGCTGATCACCGTGGGCAAGGCATCATCGGACAGGATGACGTCCGCATCCTTGCCGGGACCGATATCGGGACGGACGACAACGGTGATCTTTGCGTTGCGGAAGTGGCCCTTGATCGCGTCCAGGTGGCTTGCGATGTCGGCTTCGATGTGGGCGGGGAGGCCGCTCATCAGGCCATACCCAACGCGGCGCGATAGGTTTCAAGAAGCGCGTCCTGCTCGTCGAGCTGGTGCTTCTCCATCTTGCGCAGGCGCACGATCGTGCGGATCGTCTTGGCGTCGAAACCGGTCGACTTGGCCTCGGCGTAGACGTCTTTGATGTCGTCGCTGATGCCCTTCTTCTCGTCTTCCAGGCGTTCGATGCGCTCGACGAGCAGACGCAGCTGCTCCGCCGATATGGAATCACTCATGGTTTGCTCCTGTCGATTGTGCCTTGCAGGGGACTGGGATGGGGCCGGTTCTGTCGGCGTGAGTTCATCAACGATGATCAGGCTGGCCTTCATGCCCGACATTGCGGGGCGGCTGGGCGAGCCGATCTGCGCCCGCACCGAGGCGGCGCTCGCCTCAGCCAAGTCCGTGATCAGGACTGCGCGCGCACCCACGTGATTGGGCGCACCGACGATACCCTCGCGCTCCATGCGTTCGATCAGGCGTGCGGCGCTGTTGTAGCCGAGCCGCAGCTGCCGCTGGAGCCACGAGGTGGAAGCCTTCTGGTGCCCGACAACGAGCGCCAGCGCGTCCTGATAGAGCCCTTCCGCGGCTATGCTGTCGGACATGGTTCCTCCATGGGCAGGGATCGTTGGGGATCGGGATTGGCCGCGAGCCACGCGCCGAGCGCCGTACTGGCGGCCATGACGCTGTCCGTGGCGGCGCGGAGCTCGCGCTCCGCGATCTGGTGCTTCTCGATCGCGCGACTGCGGCGCTTCGTCGCGTGCTGCAGAAGCTCTTCGAGCCGATCGCGCTCGGGGTTCGGTTCGGGCGGCTCGATCACGGATGTGACCTCCGATCCGGTTCCCAGCCGACGCGGATGGCACGATCGATCACGTCCCCATCGCTCAGCACGTGCAGCCCGCGACGCCAAAAGCCGCCGGTAGGCGTCAGAGCGCCGTCCTCACTGCAGCGAAGGATCGGACCCAGCCGGCGCAGAAAGTCCGCGGCCGCCTCGGGGTCCAACAGCGCGCGTCGAGCCTCTTCGATCTGCCGAGCGATTTCCGCCCGCGCATCGGCAGCGGTCATACGCTTCGAGCGCGTCAGGCGCCGATACTCGCTGCGCAGTTCCTTGGGGCACCAGCCCATGCGCACTTCGTGCATGATCGACCCGATGTTCGCGGTGGCTGCGCGTCGCTTCGCCTGTGCTTCTGGGGACGCCTGATAATGGGCCTGAAGTTCTCGGCCGCGCTCCACAAGGAATTGGCGCCAGGCCGGGTCGTGCCGGAGGCGGCGGTGCCGCTCCTTGTTCTTGCGGCTTATCAGGGCGCGATATTCCGGATCGGCCTTGCTTTCGCGCAACGCCGCCAGTCGCTTGGCCTCGCGCTCCGGATCCAGACGGGCGAGCCGGTTCGCGCAGGCACGACAACGGCCCCTGCTCTGGGAGGTGATCGCTGCGGGGCAATCGCTACAGATCCGCGCGCTCATTCTGGCACCGCCGCGTCGAACTTGCCGAGCTCGTTGCCCCAGCTTGACCAGCCGTCACGGTGCTGGCGCGCGAACAACTCCACGAACCGCACCGCCCGCGGCGCCAGCCGCTCGCACACCGAGTATTGCTCGTCCGGCTTGCGGCTATGACCGCGCGCAACGGCATCGATCACGTCGAGGTCGCTGGTCTCGATGACATTGCGGACGTTGCGCGCGGTCAGCGGGTTTCCCAGCGTGCCGATCAGGAACGGCTCGGTCGCGCTACGCATCACATAGCCGGTGCCGAACGCGGACTTTCCATGCTTGCTGCGCTTGTGCCAGGCGCCGCCGGTCACATAGCGGAATCCCCAGTCGTCCATCAGCTGGAGCGACTGTTTCAGCGTCGGCCAGCACGCCCACAGGAACAGGATAGCATCGCCGCGCGCGAGCTGCGCCGGCTGGAGCGCGGCCAGTTCATCCCACGACATCGTGTCGTAGTGGGCCTGAGGGCTCTTCCCTTCGCCCCCCGCTCCCCATGTTTCGAAGCGCGTGGCGGGATCCGCGAGGATCACGTCGAACGAGAGGGGCGCGAGAACGCCGAAAGGCCAGGCAGCATCGCTCATCAATGCCTCCGGAACGTGATGGTGACGTCGGATTGCCAGCACAGCGTGCAGGTCGCGCAGCAATCGCTCGCGCCGGTTTGGGCTGGGCAGACCACGCCGATCGAATCGACGTCGCTGATGACCGACGCTTTGCGCGGCTCGGCACGGCCCGACGAGCGGACGGCGAAGCGATTCCAGTCGGCGTCAGCCAGATCTCGTACGGCGTCGCCGATAGCGTCGCGCCGTCCTGTAAAGCCGAAGACGTGGAGGGCCGGGAACTCGGCGAGCGCGCGCCGCCAGAGGTCGACATAGGCGAGGCTGTAGAAGTCGCCCAGGACGTGGAGGCGCACTAGGAAGCCCCGCGGGTGCTGGCCCTGCAGCTCGGAGAGCTCGTCCCAAAGCGCCGTTTCGAGTGCGGCCCCAGCGACGATGCGCTCGGCCGCCTGCATTCCATTGCCGTAGCAGAAAGCCCAGGCCGGGCAGCCGCGCTCGCAGGTTGCGCGCTCCTCCAGCGTGAGCGTGTAGATAGGCGCATTGCGCAACCGGCCCTTCTGCACGGTCTTGCCGATCTTTCGGCTCTGATGCCCCGTCTTGAGGACGCGTTGGACCTCGTCGGGGTCGAACACGCGCGACGGGAACAAGCTGCGACCTGAACGAAAGGCCGGATGGATCACCGGCAAGGTGACGCCCGTGCCCTTCGGCTTGATTGAGGGATGCCGGCGAAGCGAGGAGGCCGCGGTCATTCGACCAGCCCCAGCAGCGCTGCGCGCCCGCGGCTGACGCGGCTCTTGATGGTCCCGATGGCAACGCCAAGATCGTCGGCGGCTTCCTCATAGGTCCCACAAAGGGCAACGGCGAGTAGCGCCTTCGCCTGAATGTCAGGGATCTTCTTGAGGGCGCGGGAGAGGTCAGCGACGTGGACGACCGATTCCTGATTGGCTGGAGAGGGAACCTCGAACCCGTCGAAGTCGGCGATGTAGCCGCCGTCCCACCGCTTTCGGCGCTGCTCGCTGATGAAGAGGTTCCGCAGGATGAACCGCACCCATGTTTCGAGCGCCGAACCGCGCGCGAAGCTGGCACGCGCGCGCCAAGCGTTCGCGATCGCATGCGAAGCAAGATCCTCGGCGCGCTCGGGGTCACGAGATAGATTGCGGCCGTAGCGCACCAGCGACGGGCGCAGCGCCATCAGATCCCGTGCGAAGGCAGTGTCGCTCATGCCTCCTCCTCGAAGGCCGCAACGGCCTCCCGATAGGCGCGCATCAAAACGCGCTCGCCGGCTTCGGTCAGACTCACCGACGACGACGCCTGTTCGAGACGGATTTCAGCGAGCCATTCTTTCTGGGTCGCACCGCCGATGATCTCGACGAATAGCTCAGCATCGAAGCCGCTCTCGGGAAGCAGCGTGGCGAAGCACCGCACGATCGGGATGAAGATCGATCCGGCATACTGAAGCACTGCGCCGGGCCAGGCGGTGGCGAGAGCCTGCAGCCCGGCCAGCGCGGCGGCCTTCCCGTGCTGTCGGAACGCACCGCGGATACCGCCGATGTTCGAAACCATGCATGGCTTCCACGCGGTGTGGTTCGTGTGGGTCGCCAGCGTGAGGCCCGCCGCGACGATCAGCGCCTGGACTTCTGTGGCCTCGTCGTCGCCGGCGGCGAGCGCCGCGCGGAACAGGTCCAACGCGTTGAGCGGCCGACGCTGCTGGTTCATCGCGACGAAGGAAGCCGCCTCGTCGGCCATGCTGTCATACGCGGTGACCACGCAGGGCAGGTCGTAGATGTCGTTGCGAAGCCGGGCGCCGGCCAGTCGGTGCTGTCCGTCGACCACCCACAGCGTGCCGTCGGCGCGGCGCGACACGGCGAGCGGCTGGAACAGCGCCCAATCCCAGAACATCGCGATCCGCCGGATAAGCGTTTGGCTGGTGCCCGCTTCGATCGACCGCTGATACGTCGGATCGACGTTCAGATCTCCGATGCGATGGTTCTCGAGACTCGGCCGAAGACCCAGTGGCGGATTGACCTTGAGGCGCGAGGTGGCCGGGCGGCTCATTTCTTGGTCGCCACGATCAGCTGGGCACCGACCATGGTGCCCGAGTGCTTGAAGGTGCCCGCAGGCAGCACCTCGCAGGACGCGTCGATCTCTTCGAGGAAGGCGCGGAAGGCCACGCTCGCTCGGTCCTTCGACAGGAAGGCGTGCGGTCCGACAATGGCGACCAGCTCGCCCCCTTCGCGGAGCAGCGACCACGCGTGCCGAACGTGCGCCACGTCCTTCCCCGCCGAGAATGGCGGGTTCATCAGCACGACGTCGATCGGAATGAGCGACGTCGGTTGCCACCCGACGAAGTCCGCGTTGAAAGCGAAGATCGAACCGTGCGCCCCTTCGATATGGACGAGCGAAGCGCACAGCATCGGGTCGATCTCGACCGCGGTGACGACGGCGCCACAGGCGATCGCCGGGCGGATCAGGTTGCCGCCGCCGGCCGACGGTTCCAGCACGTGCGTCCCCATGTGGACCCCAGCGAGCCGGACCATTCGCTCCGCCAGCTCGGGCGGCGTGAAGAATTGCTCGAGCGTCTTCTTGCGGTCGACAGCCATGCCCGTGTCGAGCGCAGCGGTGAGATCGTCACCGATGGGCTTCGCGAATACGTGTCCGCGTGTCCGCCGATCCCATTTTCCGCCGAGCGCTTTCAGCGCCTTGTCGACCTGGCGGTACAGGTCGGGATCGAGCTTGCCATCGGGAAGCCGAAGGATCGAGCCGTCGACGGTTGAACGGCGCAGAACATCTGCAACGCCATCGCTCAAGTTCACGCCACGCAGGCGCGCATTTCCGGTCGGCGAAGCGGCCATCGCCACTCCGCCGCTGCTCGCGGTGTTCATGATCTTCTCCTTCCGGCCCCCGCCGGGCTAGGTCCTCGAATTCGATGCGACGACCCGCGGGACGCCGCGAATGTCGTTGATCTGTGCGATCAGGTCTCCGGTGAGCGCATGGACGGCGCGGACATCCGCCTCCATGTCCAGCAGCTCGGAATGGATCTTGGCGACGCCGCCCGGGCTGGTCGGGCATTCGGCGCGGGCGAGCTTGGCCAGGAGCGCGGCGACCGGGACCGTGCCCATCATGCCGGCGGCCGCCTCCTCGTTAGACACCAGGCGCTTCCCGTAGGCCGCGGCGATATCGTCCAGCACGGTCGGTTCGACCGCCAGCACATCCCACAGCCGCTTCGGATGCGTCGATCCTCCTGCGAACAGGTTCCGGAGCTGTTTGGTGGTGAGGTCCATCACGTACGCGAGCGCCTTCGCGCCTACGCGCGTCTGCGCGCGCGCCAGCCCGTTGATCATTCGCGCGCGGAAGTCCTCTTCCTCGACGGCTAACGTTTCGGGAACGACACTTCCCCCGGTCATCGGGCATTACCCCCTTCATGAACAGCATCGATCACGTGGGGCGCGGAGCCCAAACGCCACTGGGGCTCCGCACCCGCCTCGCCCGCGTCCCGCGGCACGAGAATGGTCGGCTCCTGGGGAGCCTCGATCACACCGGGCGCGGAGCCCCAACGACCCTGCGGCCCCGCGCCCGTCTCGACCGCAGCACGCGGCCCGAGCTTGATTGGATAGGCGGCGGGCGCAGAGGTAAGGGGGGGAACCCCTGCGCCCGCCTCGGCTGCGCGAATCGCGCCGAGCCGGTTCGAAATGGTGTCGCTGGCCGCCCCGGTCGGGTCGGCCGCCATGAAGCCCTCGCCGCTCATGCCGCGTGCCTCTCGGATTGTCGCGAAGGGCACTCGACCTTGGTGCAGGCGGCGATTTCGCCTTGGGCTCGAGGCCCGCAGACGTCACAGTGCCCGGGCCTCTCAAACTCCACCATGAAGTCGAGGACCTTCTTCGCATTCTTGAGCGAGAGGCTTCGACCGTCCCGGAGGAGCCTGATCAGGTCGCCGTCGTTCATGGCCTCGCGCCCGAAGCGCGTCGGCTTCATGCCCGTGCGGGCGATGAACGCATCGATCTTCTCGAGCAATTCAGCGTCGGGATCGGGGTTGGCGAGCATCTGCATGGCTCGACCAAATATCATAAATTTCCAACGTTACAAGCTCTGATGTTGGGAATTTATGAAATAGATGCTCCGCGGCCGGCGTGGGATATTCTCTGCATGCCCGGCAAGCTGGAACGAAAAGCGCGCGCGGAGCGCAGCGCGAAGGATATCGCTGAGCGTTTGGCGCGCCTGCGGCCGCCCGAACTTACCGAGCGCCAGTGGTGCGTGCAGGCGGGTGTCAGCCCTTCATTCTTCTCGAATCTGCGGGGTACGCCGACAAAGCCGCCCAGCGACCCTTCGGTCGATGGGCTGCGCTCGGTGCTTGATGTGATTGGAATGACGCCGGCCGAGTTCTTTTCCCTCGAGCCAGGCGCCAACGTCATCGGGGTGCCGAGTGTACGAGCCTTAGAACAGGCGATCGCGGACGCTCTGCCAGGAATGCCTCTTCGGACGGACAGACGAGCGCAATATCTCGCTGAAGCCGTGTCACGTGTCCTTGCGCTTCCGCCAGATCTTCACGCCAGCTCGGAAGCGAACCGCCGGACGGCGGAGGGCGTTCCCGGAGAAGGCGCTCCTCCTCGCGTCGCCACCAACTGAGCTGAACCTTCGCGACCGCGCAGTCTCGGACGCACATCGAACAGCCAATATTGCACCCCGGCGCTGCCAACAAGCGACCCTCTGCCATGTTCCGACTCGGCGTTGTTCTCATTTCGTTCTTGTCCTAGGAAATTTCCAACATCGCAAGCGGCGGAAACGAATGTTGGAAATTTATGATATTTCCGCTTGACGTGTCATAAATTCCCAACGTAGATGTCCCCCATCTGCTGTTCCGCCGCCCCGCGACGCGAACGGTTTCGAAGGGGACACGAAATGCGTCACGAAACTCTTTCCGGAGATCCTGACCTCGAGCAGGCGATCGAGGACCTGCTGCCGGTGGCACAGGACCTGCGCGTTAGCTCGTCGCGCCTTATCGGGCTGGAGGAGCGGCACCGGCTGCCTGTGCAGCGCGAGGTGACCGAGCTCTACGGCCGCATCGCCTTGCGCGCAGAGCGCATCGGCACGACTGCGGCCGCGCTGGTCCAGATCCTCAACGCTGTTCTCGACGTGAAGGCCCGCCGCGGGCGCGCCGTTCCGGTCGGTGACACGAGCCGCAGCCTGCTCAACGCCGCGACCGAGGCTTATGCTCGGGAAGGCGATGCGCATCGCGCGGTCAGCGCCGCCCAGGCGGAGCTGAAGGCCGCGACCGATCACCGCATTGCCGTCGAACAGGCGTGCGAGGCGTTCGGCCTCGAAAGGATCCAGCGATGATCTCGCGCCTGACGGTGTGGACGCCGGTCTTCTGTGCAGCGTCTGGTGGATGGGTGCTGCGAGAGTCCGTCGACGCGGTCGCCAGCAGCCGGCTCGGCTTGGCTTCGCTATTGGTACTGCTCGGCCTGCTCAATATGGGTCTGGCGGTACTCAATATCGTCATCCAGCGGCGCCTGCGAGATGCTTGTATGCGGCGGGCGGCTGCCAATTTGCTGCAAGCTCTGGACCAGTGCCGTGCAGCGCCAATCACCGGTGCGGACGAATCGATGGAGAACACGGCTGGCGCGCGCATTGTGAAGCGCCGCATTGTGTCTGCCCTGGCCGACATCGCTGACGCGCGAGGCGCGGCATGATCCGGGATCCGAACAAGCGTTATCCGCACCAGCCGGGCTTCTTCGCGAAGCCGGATATCCTCGGCTACTTCACCATTCCCGTTGTCACGAGCGATCATCCAGCGCTCTACGGCTGTTTCATCACGCTCAATGGCTATGGCGTCGCGTCCACGCCGAACGGGACGCGCGAGGAGTGCGAGGTCCTCGGCTTCAACGGCATGCAGATCGTCGCCCGCGAGATGGCGATCGAGGCGCAGCCATGACCGCCCTCGTCGCTCTGTGCCGCACCCACCCGCGCGAAACCCGCGATATGACGGTGCGTCATCTCGCGTTGCTCGGGCTCGCCGTGTCGCACCCGGGCCGGTCCTGCGAATTCTTTGCCGCCCAGCTGGCGGTCTCGAAGCCCGTGGTGAGCCGGGCGTGCACATTCCTCGCTGCCCTGGGCCTCCTGACCACGCGCCGGGACGCGGACGACAAGCGGTTCAACGTCATCAGCGTCACCGCGGAGGGGGCCGCATTGGTCGCGGCCGCGAATTCCGAAAGGACCGATAAGACATGAGCGATCCGAAGATGTTCGTAGCCGCGCAGGGCGGGCCGGAGCAGGCTCTGATTGTCCAGCTGGTCGACATGTTCCGCCATGTCGTGGCGTCGACGTGCCCCAGCGAGGACCTAGCCCCGGAGCACAACTCCTATGCGATGACGGCCGCCTGCATGTTCGCCGGCTCGATCCTCGGCACGATGATCTACGCTGATCTCGTCACCGAGGCGCAGGCCGAAGCCATCATCGACAGCATGACCCGCAACATCCGCTCCGGAATCGGGGTGGGCATGCGTCGCGCGACACGCGTGGAGCGCGAGATGGGCGTCGGAGGGCAGGGATGAGCGTCCCGTCGACCCGCCGCCGCGCGAGCGAGCATCCCGAGACCCAAGCCCGCTGGGGCTCGGTCTGGATCGAAGCCGACAAGCGCTTGCCGTTCAAGATCGACAGCGTGCCGGAGCTTCCCCGCCGCCGCCGTTGGTGGCCCTTCGGGCGCAACTGGTGACCGGCCCCATGTCGCCCCTGGACATCAAGCTCGCGCTGCAGAGCGGAGGGCGTGTCAACCCGTCGCGGCCGGAGACCTTCCCGGGCGTGTGGACCGGCACGCCGGCCGAGGGATCGCGATGGACGGTCCAGCAGCTGGCCAAGATCGACAAGGAGCGCGAAGCGGCGCGCGGGATCAAGTCGCCGCTCGGCGGCAAGATCATCGCGTTGCTGCGCGATCCCGAGGCGATCGAGGCTTGGCCGGTCAACCTCGGCGACACCGTGGTCGAATGCCCGCTGCTCGCGCGAATCCGCACCGGCCAGCGCGTCCTGATCATCACGCCTGGCGGCGAGAAGCTGTGGATCAACGCCCGATGCTGACCGATCCCGATGTCGAGGCGCGTGACGCCTTCCGCGCGCTGCTCCCGCACCGCGGCGCCCGCATGGCGCGCGCCGCCAGCTGGCTCGGCGCGATCCTGCTGCTTTCCATGATCCTCCGTGTTGTCGGCGCGGATCACCAGCCCCCCCGGGGCGCCTCGGCCGCCGTGCGGCAACAGCCCTATCTCCCCCCTGCTCCGGTCGTTGAGGCCGGCCGGAGCACCACGCCGGGTGAAGCGCAATGACGGAGGGGGAGCGCAGGGTCCTGGACTTCGTCCGCGATCGCATCGAGCTGACCGGGCTCGCGCCGACGTTCGAGGAGATCAAGCGGCATCTGGGGCTCAGGTCAAAGAGCGCAGTCTTCGAACGCATCAGCGCGCTGGTCCGCCAAGGTCTCCTTGAGCGCCAGCCGTGCCGCTCGCGCGGCATCGCCCTTCCGGCGACCCCTGATCTCGCCATGGTGACCAGCCGAGCGATTTTCGCCGAGCTTCGACGCCGCGGCGAGCTGGTCGACCAGCGGAGCGGGGAAGCGCCGTATGGCTGACACTCCCGAGCCGGTGCGCACCTATGACGCCGACGGCTTCCGCCGCATCCGGCCGAGCGAGCGAAGCCCGGGCTACACCGAGTTGCGCTTGCCGAATGGTCGCTGCTTCGCGGCGGCCGCGTTCGGGCCCGAGGTCGATGCCCTCGTCAATGAGGAGGCGCGACGCCGTGGCTGACGGAACCAAGATCGAATGGACCGACGCGACCGTGAACGCGGTCAACGGGTGCTCTGTGATTTCGCCGGGCTGCAAGCACTGCTACGCGATGAAGCAGGCGCACCGCTTTCCGGTGCGTCAGGGCCTGACGATGAAGACCGCCGGCGGCATGGTCTGGACCGGCGACGTGCGCTTCAACGAGAAGGCGCTGCTGCAGCCGCTCGGCTGGACGCGCCCGCGGCGCATCTTCTGGAACGCGCATGGCGACCTGTTCCACGAGAATGTGCCGGACGAGTGGATCGACAAGGTTCTTGCCGTCTGCGCGCTGACGCCGCAGCACCAGCACCAGATCCTGACGAAGCGGTCGGCGCGGATGCGGGCGTATTTCTCCTACGCGGATGGATTCGGTCGTTGGGGCTTCATCGAGCACCAGGCCCGTCGGATCGCCAACGTGCCGGCCGGACGAACACTCGCCCACCTAGGCGGCTCGCATCTTCCCAACGTCTGGCTGGGCGTCTCGGTCGAGGACCAGCAGCGCGCTGACGAGCGCATCCCCGATCTGCTCGCGACGCCGGCGGCGGTGCGGTTCCTCTCGTGCGAGCCGCTGCTCGGGCCGGTCAATCTCGACTGCGTAATGGTGACGCTCGAAAGCGGCGAGCGCGTAGGTTGGAATGTCGTGCGCGATGGTCCCGGCGATCGCGTCGACTGGGTCATCGTCGGCGGAGAGAGCGGTCCCGGCGCACGGGCGATGCACCCTGACTGGGCGCGCCAACTCCGCGCCCAGTGCGACGCGGCCGACGTCCCGTTCTTCTTCAAGCAGTGGGGCGAGTGGCTGCCCTGCGAATCACCCGCGAACCCGGTCGATGGTGTCGATCTTCGCGCCTGCGACGGGTTCATCGCGCAACGCGTCGGCAAGAAATCCGCCGGCCGCCTGCTGGACGGAGTCGAGCACAATGGAATGCCCGCATGAGCGTCCACGTCTATTTCGCCTTTTCGGCCGGGTTGGCGAAGCCGATAGCGGTCCCGCCCGGTACGCTGGCCAAATGCCAGCGCCATGTCGAAGAGGTCGAGGACAAGCTGCGCCTCGTGGCCACCCGCTATCGGGACAATCCCGCGCATTGGGAGAGCCGGAATCGGTTCGACGGCATCGACGATAAGGTCGTTTGCGAGACGGTGATCGAGCACAACCGGTGGGTTCGCTGGTTCTACGACGATCTCGAGCGTTGGGCGAAAGATCCCCCCGAAGTTCACGAGGTGCTGACCCCGGATGACGCCCAGACCTTCTGGCACGGCCTCGAGATGCTGCGCGTGCCGCCGGAGCGCTGGGACCGCCACTATTACCGGGATCAGATGGAGCGCTTCTACGAGGCGATGCGCGGCCGCGGCGACGGCATCTACTGGCCGACCGCAAAGCTGACACCGAAGCAAGCCGGTGCAGTAATCTGGCTCTTCAGCGATATCCTCGACTGTGGGGACATCCGGCTGGAGGTTCCGCGCGGTGCCGATCGGCTCGCCTCGTCCTACGACGGGGAATACGAGTGGTGCGAGCGCTGCGGCGCTGTTGAGAACGATGATGCGGCGAATTGCCGCAAGCGCGGCTGCCCGGTTCAGGCGAACTGGTGCGACGAAGACCGGCCCGAGTGGTTCCGGCCGGCGAAAGCAAGCCGCGCATGAGCGATCCGGCTCCCCTCGACAAAGGCCGCCTGCAGGGCCGCTGCGGCGACTGCGACCATGTCTGGGTGGTCGCATATCTCCCCATGGCCGTGAGCCGCGCCGCCGAGCTCGCACGGCTCGCGCGCTGCCCTCGCGGCTGCGAAGGAAAGGTCTTCTGCGCATGAACATCATCAAGTTCGGCCCGCTGCGGCTCGAAGCAGCCGAGTTCGCCAGCCAGGGCAATGCCGTCCTCGGCATCCGCGACAGCGGCAAGACCTACACGGCGACCGAGCTGGCCGAGGAGTTGTTCGAGGCGGGCATTCCGTTCATTGCGTTCGATCCGATCGGCGTGTGGCGCTTCCTGCGCGTGCCCGGCCGCGGGCGCGGCTATCCCGTTGTCGTCGCCGGCGGGCAAGAGGGAGACCTTCCGCTCAACGTCGCCAGCGCGCCCGCGATTGTCGAGGCCGCGATGCGTGAGGGCGTCAGCCTCGTCATCGACCTGTTCGACATCAATCTCTCCAAGGCAGACTGGCGCCGGATCGTTCGCGACTGCGTCCGGCTGCTCCTGCACAAGAACAAGGACTATGGCCTGCGCCACGTCTTCCTTGAGGAGGCGGCCGAGTTCGCGCCCCAGCAGGTCCGCGACGGCGAAGTCTATGCCGAGATCGAGAAGCTCGCGCGCATGGGCGGCAACAGCCGCCTCGGCTACACGCTGATCAACCAGCGCGCGCAGGAGGTGAACAAGGCCGTCCTCGAGCTGTGCGACAACCTGTTCCTGCACCGCCAGAAGGGCCGGCTCGCGCTCGACAGCCTGCGGAAGTGGCTGGACGTCGCTGGCGCGAGCGGCGGGGATGTCATGCGCACGCTGCCCACGCTCCCCCAGGGCGAATGCTGGGCATGGCTTGGGGGCAGCGACACTCCGGTCCATGTCAACGTGCCGGAGAAGAACAGCCTCCACCCGGATCGGCGCGTTATGCGCGGCGACGCCGAGATGGAGGCACGGCCGCCGGTCGACGTCGGCTCATTCGTCTCCGCGCTGCGCGACGCGCTCCCCGCGGTCGAGGAGCAGGCGAAGGCGAACGATCCGAAGATCCTGCGCGCCGAGGTGGCGCGGTTGACGCGCGAGCTGGAGAAAAGGAGTCCCGCGAAACCATCCGCACCCGCCAGCACCGACGCGATCGACGACGCCTATCGCGCTGGCAGGGAGCTCGGCTATTCGCAGGGGCTGGCCGACGGCGCAGGCGGCCTCGGTGATCTGTTGGTCGCGCTGGGGCCGCTCGAAGCCGCCATCGCCGCCATCCGCGGCGTCGCGCCGCAGATCGAGTCGACAGCGGCGCGGAAGCCGCGCGGTCCCCGGCCAGCCGCGGCGTCGGCGGCGCCTTCCGCCGCGCCGAGCTATTCCGGGGGCGATGAGAGCCTGACCGGGCCCAAGCGGCAACTGCTCGGCGCGATCGCCTGGTGGGCTGCGCATGGGCACGAGGCGCCGACCAAGGCCCAAGTGGCCGCGATCGCGGGCTGGAAGGTGACCTCGGGGCACCTGAAGAATGTGGCGGGTTCGCTGCGCTCCGCCGGCCTGATCGAATATCCGCAGCCCGGCCGCTTCGCGCTGACGCTGCAGGGCCGCGACAAGGCACCGGCGCCCGATCTGACGCTGTCCTTCCACGATCGCCTCCGCGGGACGCTCAGCGGGCCGCAGCGGATGGTGTTCGACGTGCTGATCACGGACCGCGCAACCCTGACCCGCGATGCGCTCGCGCGCGCATGCGGCTGGGAGCCGACCAGCGGGCACGTCAAGAACGTTCTGGGCAGCCTGCGCACGCTCGAGGTGATCGACTATCCCGCGGCCGGTCAGGTCGCGCTGCAGGACTGGGTGCTGGCGGCATGATCGGCAACGCCCCTTCAGACCAGCCGCTCACCGTCGCCCGTGATGTCGTCTTCGGTCAGCAGGATCGCGCCGTCCGTGGGCTTCTTGGTCCACGACTCGTTCCTGACGCGCATCCAGATATCGAAGAAGAACTCGTCGTAGAGCTCCTGTGCCGAGAGGTTCAGCCCGGGCGTGTCGACCGCCTTGCGGATCGCTCCAATGGTAATCCTCACCCTGCGCTTCATGCCGTCGAATTGCGGATCGCCAGCAAGATGCCCGGCGAACTGAAGCGGCATCTCGAACTCAACGCCGTCGAAGGACTCGCTCATGAATGATCGCCCCATCCTGTTTTCGGCGGCGATGGTGCGCGCCCTGGGCGATGGGTGCAAGACGCAGACGCGCCGGGTCGCGAAAGTCGCCGCCATCATGGGCAACCGTGTGCCTGTCTATCCGCCCGAGGAGCTGATCGAGCTCAAGCGCGGCGAGTTTCGCGCCGGCGTCATGCACTATGCGTCGTCGGTCGGGCCGCTGAGCGGTCCTTACGACATCGGCTTCAGGGTCGGTGACCGTCTCTATGTCCGCGAGGATTATTATCAGCGCGGCCATTGGGAGCCGGTCGACGGCGCCACCACGAAGGGCGGTAAGCAGAAGTGGGCGTTCATCCCCGCCGATGAGGTGATCCGGTTCGACGCACCGGAGGAGTATCGGAGAGGCCGCCACCACGCCGATCCGGGCACCGTCGCCTGGCACAAGCGTCTCGGCCGCTTCATGCCGCGCGCAGCGTCACGCATCACGCTGATCGTGACCGACGTCCGTGTCGAGCGTCTGCAGGACTGCAGCGAGCGCGACGCCCTGGCGGAGGGTGTCATCGAGTATGAGGCGACCAGCGAGGATCCGGCCGAATACGCCTTCGCCGAAGGCGGCATGATCTACGGCGACGCCAAGTCTGCCTATGCCGCTCTCTGGGACTCCATCAACGGCGTCGGCGCGTGGGCCACCAACCCATGGGTGGTCGCGGTCACCTTCATCCCGATCCTCCGCAATATCGATGCTCGGATCGGGGGTGCGGCATGAAGCTCGACCAGCCTGTCAAGATCGGCTTCGACGTCGCCACCGGCCCGGACGTCGCCTGCTATACGGTGCGCAACGGCTTCGCCTGGGCGTACCTTTTCGTCCGTAGCGGGACGGGTGAAACCGGCACGGGCGAGCCGAGAGGCTGGGTCCATGTCTCGGTGCTGAGCGACTATGGCAGCTTCGGCTATTGCTGGTCGCATATCGGCTCGTCGCCGTGGTGGGAATTCCTCGCCGACCTCGATTTCGAATATGCGATGCGGAAGATGATGGGCGCACGCTACGACGTTGCGCTCAACCTCGACGCTGCGTGCGCAAAGGTGCGCGAGGTCGTGATCGAGCGCCGCCGCGACGGCGGCATGTCGCGGGAAGATGCCCGAGCCCTGTGGGACGCGCTGCCCTCCTGCGATGAATCGACCTTCCTGGCCGACCTCGATCACCACAGCGGTGGCAGGATGTACCGTCACGAGCTGTGGGATCTTCGCTGGACCGAGCCGAACCCCCAGGCGCGCGGCTTTTGGGAGGAGATTTGGCCGCATTTCGTCGCCGGCATCCAACCTTGCGAGCAGATCGGCGGTGCATCGTGACCGATCGCCCGATTATCGACAGCAGCAGCTGGACCGGATTGCCGTCCAGCGTACGCCGCATTAGCGATCCGGAGGATTGGGCCCACGGCCTGACCGAGGAGCAGGACGCCCAGCTGGCGGCCGATTATCGCCGCCACGACTGCGGCGAGCGGCTGAAGGCGCTTCGCATGCTGTGGGGGCCGGCGATCGTCGACGAGGCCTCGACCCGATGGCGCCGCGACGGTGTCGTCGACTATATCCGCAACCGTGGTGAGGATTGGACGGTGTGGCGTGCGATCGTCGCGTCGCTGGCGTTGATTATGAACCGCCGGCACAGGCAACGCCACGTCGATCGACACCAGGCACGCACGGGCAGCTGCTGCATCCCATCGGTCGACCTCGGCTTCTGGGACAGCCGTTCCGATGGCTACGGCTACAGCTTCGGGCATCTCGAGCTCTATCCTCGCTGGCGGGTTGAAGTCGGCTCAGACGGGGAGAGCTTCCTGTGACCGACGCCGCCAAACGCAAGCTGCTGCTGATCGAGATCCCGCGCGATGAGCTCGCGCTGCGGATGCTCCGCGCCGCGATCGGCGCGAGGCCGCCGGCGGGCCTGACCGCGGCTGAGGCGCTCGACGACGCCGACCGGCTCAACCCGGGCTTGGCCGCGAACTTTCGCCGCCAGGCAGACGCGGCGGTGCTCTACTTCCACGAGTGCGTCGACGCGGGGAGGCAGCCGTCGTGATCGAGGACTGGATCCTCCGCACATTCGAGAGCCCGGCGCTCGGCCGAACGATGTTCGAGTTCCACGGGATCATTGAGCGAGCCGAGCGCGACGGGCGCCGCGGCCTTGCCGTGCTCTCCGCGCCGGAAGAGGAAGGCGGCGAGCCGAAGTTCCGCCATATCCTGTCGTGGGTGTGGGACGACGCCAAGCCGATCCTGTTCACGAAGATGCTCAACCCGTCGACGGCGCGGGCGCTGAACGATGATCAGACGATGAGGAAGCTCATCGAGTTCGCGAAGCGCAACGGGTACGGCGGCGTGGTCGTCATCAACTTCTGCGATTTCCGCGCGACCAAGCCCGCGGTGGCGAAGGCGGCCGGCTGGCCGACCACAGGCTACAACGGCGTCCTGCTCGGGCGCGTGCTGCACGACCTCGAGACACACGAGGAGCGGCGCGACCTGCTGCTTGGCTGGGGCGACAACGGTCCGCCGGCGGCGGGCTGGGCGATCGGGCGCCGGCGCGACCCGCGAGTGCGCCTATTGACCCTCGGCATCACCAAGCGCGGCCGTCCGGAACACCCGTGCATGATCCCCTACGCGCGCGAAATGAAAGAGCTGGCTGCATGATCGAATATCTTCCCTGGCTGCTGTCGGCGATCACGATCTGGATGACCGTGCTTGCGGGCAACAAGCATCGTTCGGCGTGGCTGGTCGGCCTCGCCAACCAGGCGCTTTGGCTGGTGTGGATTGTCGCGGCGGAAGCTTGGGGCCTGATCCCCATGAACCTCGCCCTTTGGGCAGTCTATGCTCGCAATCACTTCCGCTGGATCGCTGACCGGGAAAAAGGGTCAGAAGTACCGTCCGATAGACCAGTGACCCCGCAATACACGGCGGCCAGCAATGGTGGGCAGCTGTTAGGTCGGACCAGCGATCTCGATACGGACCTGGTCGCGCAGTTGCGTAGAGAGATCATCAACGCGCCGGAAACCGCTGATTTCATGGCCGGTGTTCCGATCGAGGCTGCCCATCAGCGGGAAAGATGGGGTGCCTCGCACGACGCCGGCAAGACGCCGTTCGATTGGTTCTGGCTGCTAGGCTATCTTGTGCAGAAGGCCGCCGACGCCGCAGTCCGCGGCGACAATGAGAAGGCGCAGCACCACACCATCAGCAGCGCGGCGGCGCTCGCCAACTGGCATGCTCATCTGACCGGTGCGCACACCGGCATGCGGCCAGGCATCGACCCCGTCGAAAGGAACGTGGCGTGAGCGATGCAGCTGTCCTGACAGAGCGCGACGAGGCCTATGCGGCGATCGCGGCCGTGCAGCAGGCATGGAGCGAGGATTCGATCACCGAAAAGCTCGATCGACGCGAGATCGACGCGCTCGCGGATGCGATGGTCGCTTTTCGGGCGGTGGCGCTTCCGCCGGAGGGCGCCCCGGGCGGGGCGATCGTCACGCTAGCCGACCTGCAGCTGCCCGGCGGCGCGCAGCGTGCGCTGCGGCAAGCGGGTGTCCGCACGGCCCGTCAGCTCGTCGCGCGTACCGCGGGCGATGTCTTGGCGATGCCCGGCATGGACGTTGTCACGGTCAATCAGGTCAAGGAGGCGATGAGCCGGCACGGCCTGTGCTTCGGCCGCGACCTGCCAGGCGAAGATATCACCGAGGGCTGGCTGACGGAGATCGGGTTCCGCTGGCATCAGCTCGACCGCCAGCCCTTCAAGCAATGGCTGCTCTGGATCGGCGAGGCAGCGGATCCCGCGACCTGCTTCGAGGATTTGGGGATTGAGGTCGCGCCCACCTGCAGCGGTGACTCGTGGCATTGTTGGGCTCGCGCCGACTATTCCGGGCGCTACAGCCGCTTCGTGCACCTCCGGCACATCGTCAGCCGGGAGGAGCTCATTTTCCTGCTCGAGGGGATGGTCGGCCGCGGCTTCGACCGGTCGGATGTCTTCAACGGGATCTGGATGGCGCCAGGACGCGCAGCACGCGTCAGGGGCGAGGAACAGCGGCTCGATCGGCGTATCATGCGCGAGCGGCCATGGCGCAGCATCGAGCACGACGAGACGCGCGGCCGCGCGCTGCCAGAGCATGCGCAGGCGTACGAGGATCAGAAGGGGAGTGGAGGAAACCATGGGCGCTGAGAAGCACGATCAGCCGCTCCCATTCTGGCCGGCAGCCATGTCGCGGCCAATGGCGCTGTCCTATACCGGTGTCGCGGCCGAGCAGCTGAAGGACTGGGAGCGCCGCGGCCTCGTTCGCTTCCGTCCGCGCGGACCGCGCGGGCAGATGATCACGCCGCGGGCGGACCTCGACGCCGCGCTCGCGACGCTGTTCGACGGCATCGCCGATGACGTCGGCCCGATCGAGTTCGACGAAGACTGATGCCGTTCGAGCGGAAGCCATCGGAGCGGCTCCCCGCCTATGTCCGCCCGGCGAAGCTCGCCGGCGGCAAGATGGGCTATTACTGGGAGCTGCCCACCTGGGCGCGGCCGAAGAAGGATTCCGCGACCGGGAAGCTGGTGCCGGCCGTCAAGCACGGTCAGCCGTGCCCGCTGGTCTCCACCCCGCTGGGCACCGATCTCGCCAAGGCGATCGAGAAGGGCAAGAACCTCAACGACGCGTTCCGCGACTGGCGCAAGGGCAGCACCGGCAAGGTGCTGGTCAAGGGCTCCGTGGCCTGGCTGTTCGAATGGTATCGCGACCAGCCGCGGTTCAAGAAGAACAAGCCGAAGACGAAGAAGGACTATCACCGGCTGATGGACGCGCTCTGCGCGTTCGAGCCGAAGAAGGGCGCGCCGACGCTCGGCCAGCGCGCGGCGAGCAAGGTCGACGCGACCGTCGCCGACAAGATGTACGAGAAGTGGCAGGAGCGCGGCGCGCGCGAGGCGAGCTACGCCATGCAGGTCTGCCGCCTCGTCTGGTCCTGGGCTGTCCGCCACAAGCGCACGACGGGCGTGACCGAGAACCCCTTCCTCGGCATGGGTCTGAAGAGCACGGCGGTGAAGGGCAATCGCGAGACCTCGCGCGCGGAATACGATCTCTATCGCGCGACGGCGCGCGAGCTCGGGTTCCAGTCCATGGCGACCGCCGCCGCGCTGTGCTTCGAATGCTGCCAGCGTGTATCCGACGTGTTCGGCTATGAGGAGCTGCGACCCGAGGAGGACGACGGGCCCGAGCGCAACATCCTGTGGTCGGGCTATGTCCCTGGCGAGCACATCACGCTGATTCAGAGCAAGACCGGGAACCCGGTCATGCTGCCCTTGTACCTAGAGGTGCCGGCTGAGGGCGGCGGAGTCGAGCGCGTTATGCTCTACCCGGAGCTGGAGGAGGAACTCGCCGCCTGGCGCGCGCTCGTGCCGTCGGCCGAAGGCCGCATCATCGTCGAGGAGCGCAACGGCAAGCCCTACAAGGAACGGCGCATGTCGACCGTGCACCGCGGGATCTGCGATGTGGCCGGATTGCCCCATGACATGACGTTCACCGGATTCCGCCACGGCGGCATCACGGAGATCGGCGATGCCGGCGTCGACGACACCCGGGCGGTGTCCGGCCACAAGACGCTGGAAGTCACCAGGATCTACAACAAGGCCAACGCCGAGAAGGCGCGGCGCATCGCCGCCGCGCGGCGCGCGCACATCGCCCAGCTCGGCGCGCTCGACGAGGCCAAATCGAGCAAGGACAATTCCAATGGAGAGTGACGCGACGCAACGCCAGATTGTTCGCGATCTCGCGCACAAGGCCTCCGACGACACCCAGGCCGCGATCCGGCGCGCGTGGCAATTCGCGCGGTCTCCGTTCGACATGATGGAGATGGCGACGATGTCCTCGGCGTGTGCACTCGCCTATGCCGCCGCATCGATGAACGCACATCTCGGCGCCGGGCATAGCGCGGAAGAGGTGACGGACGCGCTGTGGCAGCTCCTGCGTCCTATGGTCCTGAAAACGCTCGGCGGTAGCGATGCCGACTTCAAGGCGCTGCTCGCTCAAGTGGAGGCCGCATCCCATGACTGAACCAGTGCCTGTGATGCAGGTAACGGAGGCAGATCGTGTGGCGTGGTACGCCTTCTCTGACGAGCTTGGCCTATCGGCCCGTACTGACCTCATCGGTCCCGGCGTTCGACTGCTCGCCCGCCACCGCCTTCAAGGCTGGAGCGAGTGCAAAGAGGCGGTGGCCAAGATCACGCATGAGAACGGCCCGGTCGTCATCGACATGACGGGCGAGGACCTCGCGTGGCGCCCACTCGACTACGGCACATGGACCCCGTTCCTCACCTCCTCAAAACCGGAGAGCTTGTGATGGACCCGAACAAGCGGGGCAACCCGCCATTCGAGCCGAGCAGCTACGCGGCGGGTCTTCAACGGCGAGTTGATCGGCATACTAGGTGGCAGGGCGAGGCCGTGGCGGCGGCGCGCCAGATGCTCGACGGCACGCCCGAAGAAAGAGCCGCGGGCGAGGCGTGGTGGCGTGGCCACTTCGATCAACCGGAAGTCGTCCTTTCCGAAGTGGATGCCCAGTCGCGCTCCGCCAGGGCCGACGACGAGGTGGCCCGGCTGACGCACTTCATCGACCGCGACAGGTACGCCGCCGCGATCGTGCTGAACAACATCAAGAAGGTGCTGGCCGGATACTCATGGCTTAGCGAGGCCGGGAGGGGCCCATATGCCTACGACGATGAGCGATATCAGCGCGAATTCGGCGACGCGCTTGAAGCGATTGAGGCCGCGCTGACCCCGCTGGGAAATTTGGCGTTCGACAAGACCGACTGCACGACTGACCCGGCACTGGTTCGGGCCGCTCGCGAGGCTGGCGTCGACCGCACTGCTCAACTCGGCTCTGACGTGTGGGAGGATGCGATCGTAGCCGTCGTCAAGATCAGTTACCCAGATCGAGATCTGCGCCTCAACCCCATCCAAGACACCGAGCGCGAGCACTGGCGGCCAATAGTCGCCGCCGTCCTCGCCCTACCGACGCCCCCTGCACGGGCGGGGGAAGTCGTGGAGGTGCTGGCGCCGTTTGCGCTGGTCGAGCATGAGCTTGCGCTCTTCGATGAGAATGGCTGGACGGACAATGGCGTGTCTTGGAGCCGGGAGCGCATCGGCTACTGGTTCGGTCCTACCGATTTCCGCCGCGCCCGCGCGCTGCACGAAAAGCTCAAGGGCCAGAGCTGATGGAGGCGGCCGCCCAGCTCGCCGGAGCGTTGCGCCGGGCACGCTATCGCGTCGGCACGGAGGACGCCCTCCAGGCGTCGATCGGCGAAGCCCTCACCGCGCTCGCAGACACACCCTTCGAGCGTGAGGTGCGCCTCGCACCGGGCGAGCGCATCGATTTCCTGGTTGCCGGCGGAATCGGCATCGAAGCCAAGGTGAAGTGCGATAAGCGCGCGATCTACCGCCAACTCGAGCGCTACGCGAAGCGTGACCAGATCACCGCGCTGATCCTCGTGACGGGTACGGCCATGGGCCTTCCGCCGGCGATCGATGGCAAGCCCGTCTATTTCGTCTCGATCGGGAGGGCGATGCTGTGAGGACGTACGGTCAGCTCACCCTGCAGCGGGGCACGCCGGCGCGCTGGGTTCTCCAGAACCTCGAGCCGCACGTCACGATCGCCTTCAAGCGCCTGTTCCCGCGCATCAGCAAGACGGCCGTGCATCTCGTGCTGGAGGACAGCGACGAGATCCGCGCCGACCTGCACTGGTTCATGCAGCGCTATCCGCTGCAGCACGGCGAGGAGACGGCGCTCGAGGAAGCGCGTGAGCGCATCGCGCACCGCATGGCCGAGCGCGATCGCGTCCTTTTGCCGGCGTGGACGCCTGGCGAGGTGCAAGGCTTCCGCGACGGGCTTCAGCCCTATGGGTATCAATCGGCCGCCGCGCAGATCCTGCTTTCGTTCGGCGCCCTGCTGGTCGGTGATGACGTCGGCCTCGGCAAGACGATCACCGCGATCGCGGCGTGCGTGATGGGGGCGCCGTTGCCGGCGGCGATCGTCGTTCAGCCGCACCTCGCCGACCAGTGGATGGCGCGGGTGGAAGAATTCACGCACCTGCGCGTCCACGTCATCAAGGGCACCACCCCGTACGATCTGCCCCCGGCCGATCTCTACATATTCCGCTACTCGAATGTCGCGGGCTGGCTGGCGATCATAACACAGGGGGTCTTCAAGACCGTTGCCTATGACGAGATCCAGGAGCTGCGGAAGGGGACCGAAACCCAGAAGGGGCAAGCGGCCTATTGGCTCTCGAAGAACGCCGACGTCCGCCTCGGCCTGACGGCGACCCCGGTCTACAACTACGGCGACGAGATGCACCGGGTGATGAGCTTCGTGCAGCCCGATCTATTGGGCGATCGCAACGAATTCCTGCGCGAATGGTGCGGCGGATCTGTGCGGGTCAGCGATCCCGATGCTCTCGGTTCCTATCTCCGCGACACCGGCTATTTCCTGCGTCGCGCCGAGGACGATCCGGCCGTGCTCGCGACGTTGCCGCGCCCCAACGTGCTGGAGTGGGAAGTCGGCTACGATCACGCCGCCGCGGCCGCCGACGTCGACCTGACCCGCAAGCTCGCGCTCACCGTCCTCAACGGCTCCTTCACGGAAGCCGGCCAGGCAGCGCGCGAATTGGACATGCGTATGCGTCAGCTGACTGGGATCGGCAAAGCCCGGTCGGTTGCCGCCTACGTCCGGATGCTGCTTCAGGACGCCGATCGCGTGCTGCTCGCTGGGTGGCACCGCGAGGTCTACTCGATCTGGCAGGAGGCGCTCGCCGACTTCAACCCGGTCCTCTACACCGGCTCGGAGACGGCCGCGGGCAAGGCGCGCAGCGTCGAGGCGTTCACCAAGGGCGATTCCCGGGTGATGATGATCTCGCTGCGATCTGGCGCCGGCCTCGACGGTCTCCAGCACTATTGCAATGAGGTCGTATTCGGCGAGTTCGACTGGTCGCCCCAGGTCCACCATCAGGTCACCGGCCGCCTGCGGCGTCCCGGGCAGCCGCGACAGGTCAACGTCCACTATCTCCACACGAACGAGGGCAGCGATCCCGTGCTGCTCGAGACGCTCGGCATCAAGGCCGATCAGAGCAGCGGCATTGTGGACCCCGGCCAGGCGGTCAAGGAGCGGTTCAGCGACGATTCGAGGATCAGGCGGCTGGCTGAGCATGTGCTCGGCGAAGACCTCGCGCGAGATGAAGCCGCATGATTGCGCGACCGCCGTTCACGGTCGAGGACATCGATCGCGCCAATGACGAGTGGGGCTGCAACTGCGGTCCGGCCGCGATCGCCGCCATCCTGATGATGACGCCTGACCAGGTGCGCCCGCACATGGGCGACTTCGAGCGGAAGCGGTACACCAACCCGCAACTGATGTTCGAGGCCTTGAATAGCATCGGCAAGCCCTGGCGAAGCTCGCCGGCGGCATGGCCCGCCTATGGACTTGTCCGCATTCAGTGGCACGGTCCCTGGATGCGGCCTGAGGTGCCAATTCGGGCACGCTATCGCCAGACGCACTGGATCGCCGCCGCGACCGACGACCGCCTTGGGGATGGCGTCTACGACATCAATGCGATGGCCAACGGCACGGGCTGGACCCAGCGCCGCCAATGGGAGTCCGTGGTCGCCCCCTGGATTGTCGAGAATTGCGTGCCGCGCGGCGACGGCGGCTGGTCCATCACGCACGCGATCGAGGTGAAGCTGCAATGATGACCGAGGGGGAGAAGCGCGCCGTCGCGCTGCTCGGTGATGCGGGGAACGCAATGGTCGCCTGCGGCGCCGGCGCCCCAACCACCTCCACGAAAGGACTGATCGATGGAAGAACCTGCTCGCCAAGAGCGCCCGCGCGAGAACCTCCCCGAGGCTATGAAAGGCCTCGTTACCGCTTGGCAGGCGGCGGCGGAGGTGGCCGCCGATCTCGCGCACGCAAAGCGCACGATCTTTCTCGCCTATGTCGCTGAGGGCTTCACCGAGGGCCAGGCGCTGGAACTGGTGAAAACGATATGAAGCGGCTCAAGGTCATGTTGAAGCCCGGCGCGGAAGGCCAGCTTACTCCGCTTCTGTGCGATGATGGCGGTGAACCACTGCCTGGCCAGCTGGCTGTGGAGATCAAAACCGCGACTGATGAGACCGCTACGGTCACCGTGACGTTCGGTATGATCGAGTTCGCACTCGAGCGATGA